AGAACATACTAATAAATTAGGAACAAACTACCATAATCTTATACCAAATGTAAGCCCACATCTTTTACAACTTAAGTGGGAGCAATACTATATGTACGCTACAGAAGAAACTCAGATATATAATGCAGTACGTTCTATTTCGCATATTGATGCAATCGCACAATCTAAAAATATAGAAACATACTTTAGTACATGGGATTTCCCTTTGTATAGTTATTTAAAAACAAATTATTTAACTAAAAAGCAAATACTTCCTTATTATGAGTTTTTAGAAAATCATAAAGGAATTAAAGCCGGTTTTGCTAGAGATGGGGAACATCCAGGACCTTTAAGTAATGAACACTTTGCTAATCAAATTTTAGAACACTTAACTACTTTTTCTGAAAAGAGAACAGCTAATAAACCTATTAAACTAATTTAACCTATTTATATAAAAATATTTAAGAAATGGCAACTAAATACACACTATCTTATAATGCATCAGTAGATCTAGGATCTGTTCGAAAAACATTAGAAGAATTACAACCAGGAGAATCTATCATTACATACAATACAGAAGAAGGTATATTTGAAATATCTGAGATAGTTTCTGTAGAAGTTGATCCGGATGTAGATTACGAAAAAGACTACCAGGGTATAAAAATAAACTACCTCCCTCAAGTATTAACATTGGATTCTATAATTTACGTAAAAGAGGAGTTAGAAGGAGATGTATTTTTAGGATACTTTACAGATGAAGCACCGGAAGTAGAAGGTATTGCTAACAAAAAATTAGTAAAAGTTCAAGCCGAAGTGCACAAGATGTTTGACGGACAAAATTGGGTAACTATTGACACACTAGGAGTTATGGCATGTCAAGGTAGGTTAGCACATATTACCGTTGCTAAAAATCATTCACTATTTACAGGAAACCCATTATTATCAGACTATAGAGCAAAATAATAAAATGGAAGTAGGTTTTATTGGAATAGGTAAGTTAGGAAAAGATGCAGCCGAAGTAATGGCAGAAAAGCATAACGTTGAAGGGTACGATATAAATAAAGACGTAGCCGCAACAGTTAGTTTTAAAATGGTTAACAGTATAGAAGAACTGTGTAAGAATAAAGATCTAATCTTTATAGCCGTACCTACACCGCACCATCCTGATTATGATGGAAGATACCCAACATCTCACCTACCTAATAAAGATTTTGACTACAGCATTGTTAAAGATATCTTAGAAAAAGTAAACGAATATACAACAAAAGACCAACTAGTAGTATTAATCTCAACAGTACTACCGGGTACTATTAGAAGAGAGTTTATACCGTTAGTTAAAAACTACCGATTTATATACAATCCCTATTTGATTGCAATGGGAACTGTAAAGCAAGATATGATTAGACCTGAAATGATAATAGTAGGGACTGAAGATGGAACACAGACAGGAGATGCTAGTAAGTTAGCAGAATTTTACGGAACATTTGTTTACCCTAAGACAAGATACGAAGTAGGGACTTGGGATGAAGCAGAAGCAATTAAAATATTTTATAATACATTTATATCAACAAAAGTAGCTCTTGTCAATATGATTCAAGATGTTGCCGAAAAGAACGGTAATGTGAATGTAGATGTAGTAACAGGTGCATTAGAAAGATCAACATACCGAATACTAGGACCTGCTTATATGAAAGCTGGAATGGGAGACGGAGGTGGATGTCATCCTAGAGATAATATAGCATTACGTTATATGGCAGAACATTTAGAGTTAGGTTATGATCTTTTTGATTCTATTATGAAAGCAAGAGAGATACAGGCAAAAAACTTAGCAGAAAAGTTGGTTTCTATAGCAAAAGTTCGTAACTTACCTATAGTAATACTTGGGAAGACTTACAAACCTAAAGTACCCTACGAAGATGGATCATCCTCTATACTGGTCGGCTACTACGTAGAACAGTTAAGTGTAAGTGTTTGCTACGACTTAGAAGACCCTATCGAAGGTGTTTACCTACTAGGACATTATGGAGAACATTACGATTATAAGTTCCCTAAAGGTTCAATAGTACTAGATCCGTGGAGAAGCTTTAAATCAAACGATATTGAAGTTGTATATTACGGTAATACTAGAATAAATGGCTAGAGCTATAATCATATCAGGATTACTTCATAACCTTTCAGATAATTTTATAAGATTTGTAGAGGATATAGGAGAAGAAGTAGATACATACGTACATACTTGGAATGATATAGATAATTTAAGATGGGTAAACAAATTACTAAGGTACCAAGATAGAACAAGAATAACAGTAAACATGGAAACATGTCCTGATTTTGAAAAAAAATATTTAATATTACATTCTACTTATAAAGCAGTTAATCTAATTCCTGATCTAAACAAATATGAAACTATTATTAAATTTAAACCAGATTTAGATACAGATTATATACCTTATAATAAGACAATTGAAAAGTACTATACTGAGGGTTATTTACATTCCTACCCCTTGATGAAAGATAAGTCTAGAGAAGACTTTATTTACGGTAGAGTGTTATATAAGACAATAGATGAACGAATGTTCTCTGCTTATCCTTCAGCAATAGAAAAACTATTTTTAAGACCTTATAACGATTATTTCGATGATATTCATAATCTAGATAAATTTTTACAAAAAAAGTATACGAAAGACTATGAGGGGAGTATACTCTGGACTAATTATATAAAAGAAAGAGAATTAGATATTATACAGGATCTAACACTCCAAATACCAAACTGTAAATCTAAAAGTTATTAAAATGTCACAAGAACAAAAGTTACAACAAGAAGAGATAGACAGTATTAAGATGATACAGTCTCAAAGAATTAAATTGAACGAAGAGCTAGCAGCAATTTCTTTAGCTGAATTCGAGTTGAAAGCTCGTAAACAATTAGCAGAAAACTTTTACAACTCGTTAAAAGAAACAGAAAAATCCATCGCATCAGACTTACAAATTAAATACGGATTTCAAAAAGTTACTCTAAATCTAGAAACAGGAGAAATATCGGAGGCTTAGAGAATAACAAGTAGAGTGTTTCAGCTGAATACACCTATTTATATACGTAGTTAAATTAAATCTTTTGAAAAGGGTTTCGAATTTATTAAGATATTTATTTTAGAACCCAACTAACAAATAATAGAGACATGGCAGAAACATTAATTTCACCAGGTGTATTAACGAGAGAAAATGATATTTCGTTTATCCAACCACAAGCGGCTGCAGTAGGTGCAGCGTTTATTGGTCCAACAGTAAAAGGCCCGGTAGAGCAACCTACAGTAGTAACTTCTTACGGACAGTACCAAAGATTATTTGGAACCACAATAGAATCTGGTTCTAATAGCTATGAGTATTTAACATCAATCGCAGTAAAGAGTTACTTTGAACAAGGAGGAAACACAGCATTAGTTACTAGAGTAGTATCCGGCTCTTACACAGCAGCAGATAATACTACAATAACAACTGTAGGTGCATCATTTACTAATCCTTTCCAATTGGAAACATTAGGTAAAGGCGCTATCTACAATAATGCAACTGGATCTGCTTCAACAACAGCTGCTCATAACGCAGACGGATCTCTTGCTTTAGGTAATACTGATAACATTAGATACGAAATCGTAAACGTTAATAATACTAGCGGTACATTCTCATTATTAGTACGTAGAGGAGATGATAGTAGAAAAAATAAGATTATCTTAGAAACATTCAACGATCTATCATTAGACCCAAATTCAGAAAATTATATCGAAAGAGTAATTGGTAACCAAGCTGTATCAAAAACAGTAGAAGGTTCAGAAGTATTTGTTAGTACAACAGGGGAATATGTAAACAAATCTAACTATATTAGAGTAAAGGCGGTAAGTCGTCCAACTTTAAACTACTTAGCTAACGATGGTGTAACAGTTAATACCTTATCCGGAGTTTCTCTTTCAGGATCTCTACCGGTAGCTCAGTCAGGTTCATTCTATAATGCAACAGGCTCACCATTTGCAGGAAAAGGAGAAGGAGCTAAGTTCTTCAAGTATATCACTAATACAGATACACAAGGTTTAGTAGCAGCAAATTATGCAGATGCTATTTCAATCTTAAATAACAGAGACGAATACCAATTCAACATAGTAACAGCACCGGGTCTTGTTTATGACTTCGGTACACATAAAGCACAATTAGATTCTATCATCTCATTAGTAGAAGGTAGAGGAGATGCAATCGCAGTAATTGACTTAGAGCAATACGGCGCAACAGTATCAAACGTAACAGCAGCAGCTGGAACGGTTAACTCTTCTTATGCAGCAGCTTACTGGCCTTGGTTACAAACACAATCTGCTACAGGTAAGAACGAATGGGTTCCTGCTTCAACAGTTATACCAGGTGTTTATGCTTTCACTGATAGTGCAGCAGCACCATGGTTCGCTCCAGCAGGTTTAGTTAAAGGAGGTATTCCTAACGTAATACAAGCAGAGCGTAAAGTAAGCCGTGAGCAACGTGATTTACTATATCGTTCTAATGTTAACCCAATTGCTACATTCCCTGGACAAGGTATTGCAGTATATGGTCAGAAGACTTTACAGAAGAAAGCTTCAGCTTTAGATAGAGTAAACGTTCGCCGTTTATTAATCGAATTGAAACGCTTCATCGGAGGTCAAGCTAACAACTTAGTATTCGAACAAAATACAATCGCTACAAGAAACAAATTCTTAGCAATAGTTAACCCTTACTTAGAATCAGTAGTTCAACGTCAAGGATTATATGCTTACAGAGTGGTAATGGATGATTCTAACAATACAGCTGATATCGTAGACAGAAATCAGATAGTAGGTCAGATCTTTATTCAACCAGCTAAGACTGCAGAATTCGTAGTACTTGATTTCACAATCGAACCAACAGGAGCAACATTTGTAGCTTAATTAAAATAATTGATATTTATATAAAACAGATAATAAAATGGCAGTATTAGATTCTAACGAAATTATGTTCAGAGCCTTCGAACCGAAGGTACAGAATAGATTCATCCTATACAGTGACGCTATACCATCATTCATGGTTAAAGCAGTAACTGCTCCATCTTTCACAGATGAGGAGATCAAATTAGATCACATCAACTCTTATAGAAAGATTCGTGGAAAGAGAAACTGGGAAAACATGGATATGACATTATACGATCCAATTAACCCATCAGGTGCACAAGCAGTAATGGATTGGGCACGTCAATCTTACGAGTCAGTAACCGGTAGAGCTGGTTATTCAGATTTCTACAAGAAAGATTTAACTTTGAATCTTTTAGGACCAGTAGGTGATATCGTATCAGAGTGGATCGTTAAAGGAGCATTCATCGTAAACATGGCCCAAGGTTCTTTGGACTGGTCAACTAGCGATGGTGTTGAATTAACAATCACTGTAGCGATGGACTACTGCGTACTTAACTACTAATCTGCCTGTAATATATATATAAAAAGAGCCCGGAGAAATATTTCCGGGTTTTTTGTTGTTTATAAAAGTTATTTTTCATATATTTATATGAAATAACGTTATTTAAAATAAAATTTATGGAACAAGCACAAAAATTCCCTACAGAAATTGTAGACCTACCTTCTAAAGGGTTACTTTACCCGGCAGAACATCCACTAGCATCAGGTACAGTAGAAATGAAGTACATGACAGCTAAAGAGGAAGACATCTTAACAAACCAAGGCTTTATTGAAAGAGGAGTAGTAATTGATAAACTATTACAGTCTTTGATTGTAACCAAGTTTAACTACGATGATCTTTTAGTAGGCGATAAGAATGCTATCTTAGTTGCAGCAAGAGTACTAGGATACGGTAAAGACTACGAATTTAACTATCAAGGACAGCCAGAAAATGTAGATTTATCCTTAATTGAGAATAAAGTTTTCGATGAAAGCTTATTCCAAGATAGAGTAAATGAATTTGCTTTTGAATTACCATCTACAGGTAATAAAATTACCTTTAAGTTACTTACTCACGGTGATGAGCAAAAGATTCAACAAGAGATAAAAGGTCTGAAAAAGATACAAAAAGATTCTTCACCAGACTTATCAACTAGATTGAAGCATATGATCCTTTCTGTAAATGGTGCTACTGATACAAAGAGTATCAGAGACTTCGT